TGTCGATAGCGGGCAGTTACGTCGGAGTTGGACAGTCTCGGTGGGAGAAGCACCATCTGTATTTAATGGTTCTAATGAAGTGATTAACAATGCAAAATTTGGTAATACGCTTTACATTGCGACGGATAAGCCTTATGCCTTGACGCTGGAATATGGTTTATACCCTAAACCAGGAGGGCGTAAAACAAACAATGGCTTTTCGATTCAGGCTCCAAAAGGCATGGTGAGGATTACTGTGCAAGAAATGGAAGCGTTATTAAAGAAAAGTAGGTGGTGATTTTAGATGAAACAAATTATTCGGTCTGTATTGCAAACACACTTAAACCAATTAGGACAATTTAATACCGCATGGGAAGGCGTTTTAAATACGCCAAAACTACCATATCAAACGCTCCACTTAACTATTTCATCTAGCGATACAGGTGCAATCTCTGATCGGCCGCATGCTGAAGAATTAGGTTTTTTGCAATTAACGTTATTTTATGAGGCGGGATTAGGCACGAAAGCCATTGAGGAGCGTGCGACAGCTATTCGACAGCATTTTTACGGTCAGTCCTTTATTAAGGATAACGTTCAAATCATCATCCATAAACCGCCACTTATTGGCGGTATTTTTTTTAACGATAATAAACTGGCGTTGCCAGTTACAATCAATTTTACCGCTTATGAACTCTAGGAGGTTATATGGCAAATGCACAAGGTGTAAAACGTAAGGTTACGTTTGCAAAAGAAACAACATTTGGAGTACGTGCTGCAAAAGGTATTGGTAAAGTGATGCCTCGCACAGAAAGCTCACTGAACTCAACATTTGATTCATTCTCAAGTGAGGAAATTCGAGAAAATATGCAACGCTCTCCATCCATTGTTGGATTTGAAAAAGTGGAGGGCGATTTGAAAGGGGAATTGTCTGCAGGTCAATGGTCTGATTTTTTTGCAGCCGCATTGCGAGGAGCATGGACAGAAGCGAAATCGCCTGTATTAAAGAAAACTAGCACTGGGGCAGGTGAAAAACAAGGTAAATTACTCGTAATTCCTGAAACCGGCCATACAACTGATTCCTTTACGCTTGAAGACACCTTCGCAGATATTGGATTAAGTCGCATTTATACAGGTTGTCGAGTATCTAAAATTAGCCTAGATATTCAACCGAATGGTATAGCATCAATTGCGGTCACCTTTTTAGGACAAAAAGGCGAGGAGAGTCAAACTGCATATTTTACTGGTGCGCAGGAAGTGACTCAATCAGCTAAGGTTGCAGGTGTAAATGGGCAGCTGATGGTTAACAAAACCAAAGCAGCATTAGTTACTGGTTTGAAGATGGACATTGATTTGAATGCGTCGAGTGAGGCGGTACTGGGCGCGAAATACGCACCTGACGTGTTTATTGGCACAGTGGCAATTAGCGGATCGTTTACGATGTATTTCCAAGATAAAACCATGATTGACGCTGTGCGTAGCGGCGCGAATCTTTCTCTTGCTTTAAGAATGGATGCCGAATCAGTCGACAACGGAGATTATTTAACGTTCATCTTGCCAGGCGTGAAAGCAACTTCTATTGAAATTGATGACGGTGCAAAAAACCTTATTCAAACCCTAAACTTTGATGCTTTCCCCGCTATTTACGATGTGGAAAGCACAATTGACGATGCATTAAAGAAACCAACAACACTCATCATTCAAGATTCATTAGCCTAAAGCCGGTGAAAATTAGTCATACTTTATAGAAAACAAACCCCGAAAGTTCATCACTTTCGGTTTTTTTATTTCAATCCAATTCATAAGGAAAAAAACAATGGACTTTTCTAAATTAAATACTGTTAAAGCCTCTGAAAATACTTATCGCTTTGAAGTTACTCACCCGATTACTGGGGAAGGAACTGGAGCAATGATTGATGTTTATGCCTCGCAAAGTGATGTTGTACAGCGTTTTCAATCTAACGTCTTACGCAAATTACAAAAGCAAGAATTTGAAAACCAGCGCACCCGCAAACCACAATTTAAAGAACTCTCTGAATTGAAATCGGAAGCTCTTGAAAATGCCATTGTGCGCGTAGCTAGCTGGGAGAATTTAGAATGGGAAGGAACTCCTCTTGAGTTTACCCCCGCCAATGTGAAAATGCTGCTTACCCAGTGTCCTTGGTTAGCTGAACAAATTATTGAACAGTCAGAAGACTTGGGAAATTTCTTGAAAGCCTGATCGAACATCTCTACGAGTTTGCTCAGGCAGAATTTCGTCTTGATAAACGACCAGACAATTCCAAGGCGACACAACGCGAGCATCTTCAAGTTATTGAGCAACAATTAGGTATAACGCCCGAAGAGCTAAACAACCCTCCGCCCAATATTGCGGTGGGTTATTTGCTTGAGTATTTTTATGCCGTATCCTCCTCCCGACAGTGCGGAATGTCCGCTAACCCTATTACTTTTAGTGAAATATTGGCATGGTCTCAATTGACTAATACTTCATTGGCAAGATGGGAAATTGAGGTGATTAAACGACTTGATGTATTGTGGTTGAATATTCAAGCTGAATAGCTCAAGGTTCGGCTTGAATCCTTAACTAAGGAATGAATATGAAAGAATTTACTTGGCAAGCCGATTGGAATATGAAGCGGAAAAAAAAGCCGAATGTAAATACAATTCGATTTGGTGACGGTTATGAACAGCGACAATCAGATGGCATTAATAATAACCTAAGGACTTACGATGTAGTCTTTAGTGGTTCAGAAGAAAAGATCAAGGCAATAGATATGTTCCTTGATGAATGTTGTGGGGTGACAGCCTTTTCGTGGCAACCTTACGGAGATAAAAAAGGATTGTTTACCTGTGGTGAATGGGATGAAACCAAAAAAACAGGATATAGCACGCTAACAGCAACCTTTAAGGAAGTTGTTGCATAGAGGTAAATTATGGCAGACTTCGCACAATTAGGCATAGAGTTACGTTCTATAGGGGTTGATAAAGTTAATCGTGATATTCGTTCGGTGACGGATAACGCAAAATCTACTGAGCGCTCAGTGCAATCTCTTTTAGGCGTAATGAGTAAATTAAAAGTCTTAATGACAGCTGGATTGGGAATTCAAGGCCTTGGGCAATTTATTCAAATGTCCGACAAAATGAAAACCCTTGCTGCCCAGGTGAAATTTGTCACGAATTCATTTGAAGAATATAAAGCTGTTCAAAGCCAGCTTTTCTCTATTTCACAACGTACTCGTGCTGATTTAGAGGCGACAACCACAATTTACGCTCGTTCTGCTCGAGCATTGAAAGATTATGGTTATAGCCAAGAGCGGATTCTAACTTTTACTGAAACGTTAAATAAAGCGATGGCAGTAGGTGGAGTGGGCGCACAAGAGCAGGCGAGTGCACTTTTCCAGCTTTCACAAGCATTAGGTTCAGGTCGGCTACAAGGTGACGAGTTCCGTACTATTGCTGAAAGCGCCCCTATTATTTTAGATGTTGTTGCACAATATATGGGGAAAACCCGTTCAGAAGTGAAACAACTTGCTTCTGAAGGTAAAATCACCTCTCAATTGTTATTTGAAGCTATTACAGGCGCAACTGAGAAAATTTCAGCAGATTTTGAAAAAATGCCTTTGACTTTTGGTCAGGCAATGACTCAATTGAAAAACCAAACACTTAAATTTGTTGATGATGTCGGTAATCGCAGTGGTATCTTTGATGGGATGGCTGCATCTGTCTCATTTTTAGCCAAAAATATTGACTATCTTTCGGTGGTGATTGGTTCGGTTCTGCTAGGACAATTAGGTAAAGCCTCTGTAGCAGGGATTAAGTCTGTATTAACTAAACGGCAAGAGGCTCTTGCGGCTTTAGAGGTTGCACAGGCTACATCTGTTCAAGCTACGGCTGAATTAAGACTAGCACAAATACAAATGCAGTCTTTACGCGCCCAATTAAGTTTAGCTCAATCAGAACAAACAAGAATGGCGCTACGTGGTCAAATGGCCGCCCAAGCCTCTCAACTTACAGTATTAATGAACGCAGAGAGAGAGGCAACAGAAAGGGCAGCGCTTGCTAAACAAAAACTATCTTTGGCTGGGCGAGCATCAAGTGGTGTATTAAGTCTATTAGGTGGACCTATTGGACTTGTCACCACTGCGCTTACTTTGGGGGCGGGGGCATTTTATACCTGGAAACAAAATGCAGAACAAGCCAAGATGGAAAATCTTGATTATGCGAAAAGTCTTGATGTGACAAGTGATGCGTTACAAAAATTGACCGCAAATCAGCTAGAAGCAATGAGCGCAAAATTGAAGCGCTCTATGGCAGAGCAGAAGAATCAAATCCAATCATTGATTGAAGAAAAATCAAGAATGGAGCGCGCATTATCGATTCAAACTAAAAGTATGGATGAGGGGAACCTTTGGCAAAATCAATATGCACTGAAACGCTATAATCAACTTCTTGAAGATTTAAAAATCAAGAAAGGCGAAATAGATTCAGCTAATCAGCAGTTAGCGAAGTCAGAGCGAGATTTAAAATCTATTGGTGCAGAGGAGTCAGTTCAACGTTTGAAAGAGAGCGTAGAAAAGCTCTATCCGGAATTACAATTTAATAAAGACAAATTTGTTGAGTTAAAACTTTCAACAGAAGACTTTAAAGATTTGTTACCAGACGCTAATGGTAAAATCTTAGGGATGGCTGATGCATTAGCTCAGGCGGCGCAAAAAGCAAGATTACTACTTAGCGGTGTAATTGGCGTAAAAGAAGAAACCGCAGGTATTGGCGCAGATGCTCAAAAGGTTATTGACGATCTTCGCCTTGATCGAAAAATTGCTAATGCAAAAACGCCACAAGAAAGAGCAGCGGGAGAAACAGAAAAATATATTAAACGGCTTTCTGAGCAAGGCAAATATAGTAAGCCTGAACTTGATGCAATCGAAAAAGAATATCAAGCCAATGCGTTAGCTAGAGAGAATAGATCTAGCGGGGCAAAGGGGAGTGGGAATAAAGTTGATTATGTCAAACAATATACCGATCAAGTAACCCAGCTCCAACAACGCCTAGCAGACATAAAAGCCAATCTACAAGATGGTGGAATTAGCCAATATCAAGAGTTAAAAAAACTCACAAACGATATTGCTGCCAATGGTGAAAAATATGCGCACTTTGGTGCTGAGGGACTGGCTAATCTAAAACGCCTTGCCAGTGAAATTGACAGTGGGCAGCAACAAGTTGCAATCCGCGATTTAGGTGACAATTACAAAGAGCAGATTGAGGCTCGACAATTTGAATTGACGCTTATTGGTCAAACAAGTGAAGCGGTAGATCAGTTACGTTTCAATCATCAACTAGAGCTTGAGACGGCAAAATTGCGCAAAGGCATGACGCAAGAAAATATTGCCTTACTTGAGCAGACAATTGATGAAATTAAACGCTTAAAAGAAGAACAAGCTAAACAAACCGCATCACTAAAAAGCGATCCAGCAGCTGGAT